GGGGCTTCAGTTGCTGGCGAATCTGTTCCCGGCGGTCCTGCTGCAGGAAATGGAGGAAATGGTACTGGTTTTCCAACTGCATTTGTAGGTACAAATGGTCAACCTTCAGGTGGTTTACAATATTTTGCAGGTGGGGGTGGAGGATCTGCTCACGCTCCAGGTGGAACTCACGGAAGTGGTGGTTCAGGTGGTGGAGGACAAGGTGGAGGAACATCAAATCCTGGATCTACTGCAGCAGGAATAATTAATACTGGCGGTGGTGGTGGCGGAAATGGTAATAATGATTCAAGTGCTGGCGCAGGCGGTTCAGGAATCGTTATAATAAGATACAAATTCCAAAATTAATATGGATTTACAAACAACAACAAATAAGATATAAGGAGAAACATTATGGCACATTTTGCAAAACTAGGATCTAACAGTAAAGTCATTCAAGTATTAACACTGAATAATGGTGATATGTTGAACGCTGACGGCGTTGAAGATGAATCTGTAGGTCAACAATATTTAGAAACTCACAACAACTGGCCAGCACAGATGTGGATTCAAACATCTTACAATACTTCTGGCGGAATTCACAGAGATGGTGGTACACCTTTTAGAGGAAACTACGCAGGTATAGGTTATACTTGGGATGAAGATAATCAAATATTTTGGTCTAAAAAACCTTATGCTTCTTGGGTAAAACATATTGAATCAGCATCTTGGAAATCACCTATTGGTAATGCTCCAGAATTAACAGAAGAACAAACTTTACAAAACGAAGCTAACACTCATAGATGGAATTATGTTTGGAATGAAGAAAACCAAAATTGGGATTTGACAAATAGCTAATATTATTGTTTTATGCTTGGTGTGGAAATCAAAAAAAAAGTTTTAACAGAACAAAGTTTATTTTACGGTGATATTAATATGCCGAAAGGTTTTGAAATAGACCAAGAAAAACTTACCAACAATATTTTACAATCTACTTTTAACTCTAAAGAATTTCCATTCTCAAGAACTTGGGATATGTTAAATACTTATATAAGAGATCACATTGGTGTTGAATACAATATCAATTTAGTTAATAAATCAACATGGGGAAATATCTATAAACCCCATCAAACATCTCCCCCTTTATTAAATATTGATCCAGTTGATCTACGAAACTCACCTGATTATACTTTACTCTACGGTGTTAAAGTTGACGGCTGTAGTGTTAGAATTCACTACGACGATAACAGAAGAAAAGGTAGAAGTTGGGATATAGAATTAAAGAATAATATGTTTATTATGTTTCCATCAACGAATATGTATTACATCACAAATAATCAAAAGGATAGTTTGAATTTTGTACAGACTATTACCTATGAATATATCTAATTATTACTGGTATTTTAAATCAGCTATACCTCCAAAAATATGTGATGACATTATAAAACATGGATTATCACAAGCAGAAACTATGGCACGAACAGGTGGCTATGGTGATAAAGAATTAACTAAAGACCAAATTAAAAATATGCAAAGAAAAAGAAAATCAGATTTAGTTTGGTTAAATGATACTTGGATTTATAAAGAACTACACCCTTATATTCATCAAGCTAATAAAGCTGCAGGTTGGAATTTTGATTGGGATAGAAGTGAATCTTGTCAGTTTACAAAATATAAACTCCAGCAATTTTACGATTGGCATTGTGATTCCTTTGATAAAGTTTATGATAGACCAAATACTCCAGAACACGGTAAAGTTCGAAAACTATCTATGACTTGTCAATTAACAGATGGTTCAGAGTATGAAGGTGGAGAACTAGAATTTGATTTTAGAAACTACGATCCGCATATGAGAGAAGAAGCTAAACATTTGAAACAAGCAAAAGAGATATTACCTAAAGGAAGTATTATTGTCTTTCCATCATTTGTCTGGCATAGAGTTAAACCCGTAACGAAAGGAACGAGATATTCATTGGTAATGTGGAACCTTGGATACCCATTTAAATAATATGTATATAAATAATTACTTTAACACAACTATTTGGTCAGAACAAAAACCAGAGTTTATAAAATCTTTAACTAAAGCTTCTAACAAATATATTAAAGCTGCTAAAAACTTTCCAGAAGCTAAAGCACATATAAAAGAATTTGGAGACTTTGGAAGAAGTTATCATTCAACACCATTAACAATAGATAATGATTTTAGAGACTTTAGAGATTACATTGGTCAAAAGTCTTGGGAATATTTAGATCATCAAGGTTTTGATATGCAACAATACACAACACTATTTAGTGAAATGTGGGTACAAGAGTTTGCTAAAAAAGGAGGTGGACATCATTCAGCACACGTTCATTGGAACCAACATGTATCAGGTTTTTATTTTTTAAAAGCAAGTGATAAAACATCTATGCCAATATTCCACGAACCTCGTACTGGAGCACGTTCTACAAAATTAAAAATGAAACCTAATCAAAAAGGTGTTTGGAATGGGTCGGAACTTATTCACTTTAAACCTACACCTGGAACTTTAATTATATTTCCAGGTTATTTAGAACACGAGTTTAATGTAGACTTTGGAATAGAGCCTTTTAGATTTATACATTGGAATATTCAAGCAGTACCGAAAGAGATGGCTAAAGATGTTTAAGGAAAAAAAATATACGATAATACGTCAAGCTATATCAAAAGACCTAGCTGCTTTTGTTGCAAACTATTTTAGTATGCAAAAACAAGTTTATGATACTTGTAGGAATGCTAGATATATTTCTCCTTATGAAAATATCATAGGTCACTATGAACATCAAAACGAACAGATTCCAAATACTTATTCACAGTATTCTAATATGGCTATGGAAACTTTATTATTAAAATGCCAACCTAAAATGGAAGAAGCTACGGGTCTTAAATTATATCCAGCATATACTTATGCTAGAATATATAAAAAAGGGGACGAATTAAAAAGACACAAAGATAGATTCAGTTGTGAGATATCTACCACTATGAATTTAGGTGGTGATGATTGGCCAATTTATTTAGAACCATCTGGAGAAGTAGGTAAAAAAGGAATCAAAGTAGATTTAAAACCAGGAGATATGTTAGTCTACAGTGGTTGTGAATTAGAACATTGGCGAAACAAGTTTAGAGGTAAAGAATGTATTCAAGCATTTCTTCATTATAATAACCGTAAGACTCCAGGGGCAAAAGATAATATGTTTGACAAACGCCCACATTTAGGACTTCCATCTTGGTTTAAAAGGTAGTATATTATAATGGAGGCAGGGCACCACCACATACCCCCTGTCTCCTTTATAATATATGCTACAAAAACTTAACTTTAAACCTGGATTTAACAAACAAGCCACTCAATCAGGGGCTGAATCTCAGTGGGTTGATGGTGATTTTGTTAGATTTAGGTATGGATTACCTGAAAAAATAGGTGGATGGTCACAGCTTACAAATTCTAATAATACTTTACCTGGAGTAGCACGTGCTCAACATGCTTTTACTAGTATTGCTGGTGAAAAATATGTAGCTATAGGAACTTCTCAAGGTTTATTTTTATATTATGAAGGTGAGTTTTTTGACATTACTCCTTTAGATAACGATGTAATTACTGGAGCTGATTTTGATGCAACATCTGGATCTCCAACGGTTACAGTTAATAAAACATCACATGGTTTACTAGACGGAAGATATATAACTTTTTCTTCAGTAACTGTTCCAACAGGTTCAGGTTATACAACAGCAGATTTTACAGGAAATACATTTGAAGTTTTAAATAAAACAGCTAATACATTTGAAATTACTATGCCTTCTAGTTCCGCAGCTTCAACTTCAGGAACAGGTTCGGCACAGATTGATCCATATATAATTGTAGGTCCTACATTTCAAACAGCAGGTTTTGGTTGGGGTACTGATACTTGGGGTTCTGATACATGGGGAACTGAAAGTGCAACTAGTAATGTAATTTTGGATCCAGGTTTATGGTCTTTAGATAATTTTGGTCAAATACTTACTGCAACTATTCACGACGGTGAAACTTTTACATGGAATGCGGGAGCAGCAACTCCAAGAGGAAATAGAGCAGTAGTAATGAGTGGTGCACCAACAGCAACAAGAATTACTCAAGTATCCGATAGAGACAGACATCTATTTCATTTTGGAACAGAAACTACAATTGGTGATACAACAACACAAGATCCAATGTTTATTAGATTTTCTAACCAAGAAGATTATAACACTTATAATCCTACTGCAACGAACACAGCTGGAACTTTTAGATTAGATAAAGGTAATGAAATTATAGGAGCAGTTTCCGGTAAAGATTATACTTTAGTTTTAACCGATAGTTCTGCTTATGTTATTCAATACGTTGGACCACCTTTTACTTTTTCAGTTAGACAAGTGGGTACTAATTGTGGTTTAATTGGTCAAAACGCTTTGTCTTATTCTAATGGTATTGTTTTTTGGATGTCTGGTGAAGGAGGTTTCTTTATGTTTGATGGTACAGTTAAAACTATACCTTGTTTAGTAGAAGATTTTGTATTCACAAATAGTGGTGGTAATTTAGGAATAAATTATAATTCTAGTCAACTTGTATATTGTGAACACAATACTTTATACAATGAAATTAATTGGTTCTATCCCGAAAATAGTTCCGAACAAATTAATAGATGTGTAGTGTACAACTACGCAGAAAACGTTTGGACTACAAGTTCACTTGCTAGATCAAGTTATGTTGATCAAGGGGTATATCAACTACCTTATGCAACTGATTATAATAAAACAGCTTTACCTAATTTTCCAATACAAGGAATTACAAATAAATATGGTGCATCAACTTACTATGCTCAAGAAACCGGAACCGATCAAATCAATAGTAGTGGTACTACATCCATTGATGCTTTTATACAATCCGGAGATTTTGATATAACTAATAATAATAACATAGCTGATTTAAGAGGAGATGGTGAATACATTATGTCTGTTAAAAGACTTATACCTGATTTTCAAATACTAACTGGTAATTCAAAAATTACTTTATTATTAAACAATTATCCAAGTGATACGGCCACAAGTTCACCTCTTGGTCCATTTACAATAACAAGTTCTACTGATAAGATAGATACACGTGCTAGAGGAAGATTAGTATCTATTAAAATAGCAAACGATGCTGTAGGTGAAACATGGCGTTATGGTACACTAAGACTTGATGCAAAACCAGATGGGAGAAGATAATGGCTAAAATAACTGCATACATACCTGAACCAAAACAAGATTACGAAGTAGAAAATCAAAGACAAATTCTACAGTCTTTAACTACTTTAAAAGATGAATTAAATTTTTCATTTCAAAATGATTTAAAAGAAGAACAAGATACATACAATTATTTTTTATCCTAATGACTATACAATATCAAAACGAAACCTTTAATTTAACAACAACTAATATTACAACGGTGTTGACTATTCCTACATCGGCTGTGGGGATAGTTAAAACAGTTCAAGCTGTTCATAACACTGCTAGTAACATTGATACTGATTTATTAATTAGAAAAAATGGAGCAGTTGCGGATGTACTAA